GATAAACCATTCACAGCCATGATCTCATCAAGTGCATCAATGATCTGCTCCTGGTATGGTCGGATCGTGACGTTTGTGAATAACCTGGATGAGTTGATGATCTCATCAGCATTTGATCCTAGTCCAGAATTTCCATCTCTTAATCCAATCAACAAAGGTGATGTCACCCTGTGTCCGATCATGATTTTTCTTGAACACTCCTCACTGAGATATTCATATGTTTGAGCAGCATCCTGGATCGGTAAATCAATCACCTCTGGAGCTGTCTCTTTGCTTTCTGAAAATGAAACAATGATTTTGTCTCCATGCTGCGATGTGAGTTTTCTGACAACATCGTTTTTGATCTCAATCATTTTGTCCCTGGAGGGAGTTCCGTTTGGAAAGTTGATCATTTTACTCGCTGAAAATGAATTGTTTACAGTGTTCAAAAGATAGTCAGCAATGTTTTCCTCGAGCTCACAATATGCTGCTGATCCCATCCAATCAGGGAGGGACATGTATTTCATTGATGAAATGTATCTCCCTAGGATGAAAATCTCATTTGATGCTCCTGATCCAAACACTGGGATCCTCAGAGGCTTATCATTTCGTTTTGCTTTCTCCCAATCAGGGTGATAAAACCATGCCTCAATCTCTCCTTTGTCATTGCATTTTTCTGGTCTGAGTGTTTCCATTGGAAAATGTGTGACCTGATCAACTTGTTTTCCTTTATAAGTCACTTGCAACGCTCCCATCCCTAAAATTTTGAGATCCAGGATCAAACGCTTGAGATCTTTCTTTTTGAACATGTTGATCATTGCTGCATATTCATCAGGCTTTTGTGATTTGTCAAATGCATCAAGCCCTTTTCCATAAACCTGAGCAGCAATCGAGTTGATGATTGTGTGGTTTGTGGGAGAGTTGATGTATCTGTCGATCAAGTATTTTGGAAAATTGTTGTCATCACCAAAATGAATCCAGTCCCTTTGTTTTGATTCTGTGATTTCTGGTCGGGTATATGCCGACAATTCTATGACGTGGATGTTTGAATCTTTCATGAGTACATTTTGAATTTGTTTTCTGTTGAATTGTTTTGTGTGGTTTTGTATGTGTAAATCTGATCATTCAAGGAATAGTCCCCCGATTGATTTGTCACCAGGATTCTGTCTTGATAGATCAAAGTGTTGTCATGGGTGATTTCTAGAAGATAGGTTGTGTCAATTCTGAAATTGAATACTGCTGTGTATTGATAAAAATATTTTTCAGCAGTCAAGTCAGTCACGTCTTGATCATGGATCACATTGCCCTCTCCCTCTGTTGTCACTTTGATATTGTAGTTTGCCCCATCAATGTAGTATCTGGGAATGAATGAAATCGTTTGGTTTTCAGTCGTCTTTGAAAGTTTTATCATGTTTTTGTTTTAAATGAAAAAAAAGGGGCAAGTCAATCAAGACCGCCCCTCCTCCTTTCACACATTAAATTCAACTTACACAGATGAATGTTGTTTATGAGTTTGTGCCCACAGTAGTTGTGATTTCAGATTCACCAGCAAATGGATCATCAGAGGTTGCACCTGACAAGACAACAAATCTAGGAGCTGTTGCCTCCTGAGCTGTGAATGTCAAATTGATTCCTGAGAAATCTCCAAACCCTTGTCCTGAGGAAATCGAACCGCCCGAAAGCTCTGCTCCATATTTTTCGCCCATTAAAAGAACGTCTCCATTTCGTTTCTGGATGAATATTCTCGGACGTGAATATGCAAGCATTTTGATTTCTTTTAAATCTTCTTTTGTTGTCTTTGGTAATTGCAAAGTCAAAGTTGATTCAAAGAATGTTGTCCCAGACTCAGGACTGCTGTTGATTGCTGTTTCAAGTCCATTCGCTCCCTTGACATCATATTGAAAAACCTCGATTCCAGTTCCTGCAATATCAGTCACCTCATCATTTGTTCCAATTGTCAAAGCTCCGAGAGAATCAGTGGTGAAGAAAATTTTCTCCACCCCTGATATTTGGTCTTTACAATTGAGGGCTCTGCCTCTTGTTAGTTCACATGACATAAATACTTGGTTTTTAGTTAGTTAAGTACCTATGCGTTCACACGATACACGATTTCTGATCCAAGTCCATACTGTACACCAGCCGAGAAACGAGCCACAAATCGCACGTTGTCATCCCCTAATGTTGCAGATGTATCGATCACTTTGATTTCTTGAGTGTCGCTTAATAAACTCAAGCCATAAAATAAGTTTGTAGTTTCAGCAGCGATGATTGTGTTCTCAGCTAATCCTGGAGCGTGGAAAATAGAAATCCCATCGAATTTCAATCCTTGTCCATCATACCAAAGAGAACCCTTGTTCTCAATACCTGCTGCTCCAGTTCCACTTGAAGCAAAACCGCCTAAGCTACGAACATATTTCTGTAAGTCTTTGCTGCTTAAGTATATACGCATATTTGGGCTGTAAACTTTAGCATTTGGAATTGCATTTGCAACCTCAGCAAGTTTGTCTAAAATATTTGCAGACGTGATTGCATCAGATGTCACATCGATCACATCAGAATCAGCAGCTGCAAGAGTTGCAAATCCATCGAACTCACCAGCGTTTGAATTTACTCCGCCCCAGATAGTTCTCTCCATTTGATCAGAGATTTTTCCTGCGAAATATTCGATGATGAATTTCTCGAATGTTGAAGGCATATCTCTATGAGCAGAAAATCCTGCCTCAGCAGCCAGCCAGTCATTTGCAAATGTACTCTTGCAAATTTTGCTATTGATCTGAAAGTCCTCAACCTGGAGGATTCTTTCGTTCATTGCTACGTTTCCAGAATCTGAAAAGTCACATGATGCTGATGTAATTAAATTTCCAGATGTTGAAACTGTGTTTAATACTTCTTTGTGAAGTACGTTTGCCTTTACAGTGACACCGCCATTTGCGACTGTGTCATTGCTTAAAAGTCCTGCTGCTAAATATTCGCCAGCGTGTTGACCTGAATAGCTTGAATTGTTGATGGTTAGTGCCATTGTTTAAAGTTTATTTAAGATTGATTTGATTCGTTGATTTCTATTTTGTCGGACAGTGTCCTGGTATGCGAAATTGAACTTTGCTGTTTCTGCTTCTGGATTGTGTGCAATTGGTTCAGCTGATAATTCTGCCTCAATTTTTTCTGCTTCGACTTCTATGTTTTCAGCTGGAGTCTCCTCAGATAGATCCTCAGATCTTGAGAATTTCTCCTCAATCATTTCTTTGATCTCATTTACTGCTGCTGCAAACTCCTCTTTTGTGACATATTCTGCCTCAATTTTTTCGTCTGCTGGAGCTTCCTCTGATGCTTCAACCTCTTCCTCGGCTGGAGCTTCATCTTTTGAATCGGATGGATCTTTCATCTCAGCGATGACTCCCTCCTCCTCAACAACTAGAATTTGTCCATTGTCCATTTCATACTCACCAACAGGCAGGGCAACATCCCCATCATCGGTCACAATGAACACAGCTGCTCCAGGGACAAACTGATCCTCTGATTTGACCTCTGTTCCATTGCTTAATTTTTCAACAGCCAGTTGCACACTCTCTGTGGGTGTTTGCTCGCTGAGGTCAATTCCGAGAACAGTTTTGATCTCAGATAGTATTTCAGTTGCTTTCATAAATTAATTTTGCTTTTATATTAAACGACAGTTTTTCAAAGTGTTATTCTTAAACTTCTGTCTGTCCAACACCTTGAGCATACATTGATCCATCACAACAATCTGGATGATATGTGTTGTCAGGACAGAGACAAGGTTGTTTCCCTCCTCTGGGAGATGTTTTTGAATCTGGTCTCCTGTCCCAGCCTCTTTTTCTTAAATCCTTTTTCATGTTATTTCTTTTTTGATGTTAGTGATGAAATATTCTCAATCAGTGTCTCTTGCATCTTGATCAGCATTCCTTCCAGCTCGTCTTTTTGTTTGATTAAAAATTCAATCTGATCTGATTGACTGTCGACCTTTTTTTTCAGTTCATTCTCACGATCTGGATCACGTCCGACAATCACAGCGATGATTGCTCCGATTGTTCCTGTGATCACACCAACAGTCGACACAAATATGTCTTTGTTTTTCGCTGGAATTTCATTGAATGCCAGGAACATCAAAAGAAAGATGACCAGGAGAAAGACTCCTATTGCTCCTAGGTAGTGTCTCAATTTTTCGTTTTGCATGATTTAGGGTTTTATTGATTATTTTTTTTTATGATCTCTTTGATTTTTTTCAGCTCGTTTTCTGCTTCAATCTCATCGCTGTCAACACTGAGTCCAAGTTTTGCACGATCAGCAAAAAAACCTTCAATGGAGAAACCTGTGACAAGTCCTCCTTTCACTTGATCCTCCCAGATCTCATCGTCATCAACTTTCATGCTGATCATCCAGGTTCCCTTTGGAAGATTCATTCCATACAATTTTGATTTGTCAACCTCAGGATCCTCAATGATCCAGGACTCAACAATTGTCATTTGATCCAAGGGTGCATCGTGCTCCAGGGTTGCATTGATGTGGTTGCTTTTAATAAAAAACAACTCAGATGCTCTCCTGACTGTCGCCTCAGAAAAATGAACATAAAATCCCTCCTTGTCCTTTCCTCCATTTCGATAAATCATCCGACCAGGAACAAGAGCAGCTCCCATCAGAATTCTTTTTTCAGAGTCAACCTCAGCGAGTTTGATCTCTTGTTGTTTACTTAATGCGATAAACGATTCCTCAATGGCTGGCTCAGACACTATTGAAACCGCTTCGATTCCAGCGTTGTCCATTTCTTCGTCAATAATTAATTCAATGATTTCCATTTTATTTGATTTTTATTTGATTTTAAATTGATGCATTTTCCACAATGTTTCTGTCCATTGATTGAGCAGATGTGACATCGTTGCTCACAACATAGGCTTTGACAGGTTTTTCCTCTTTGTTGCTGATCGTTTCTGCAAGTTGTGATGTTGCACTTGCACCAACAACATTGAAAGCAGGAGGAGCTGCTGGAGTGCTGGCTACTGATGTGTTGATTCCACGTCCTCCTCCAGATGATCCCCCTCGTCCTCCTGGGATGTTTGGTTTTGGAACTGCTGTGATCTCTTTCACAGTTTTCAAACCAGTTCCCAGAACAGTTGCAATCGACACGATTTTCTCGATTGTTGCAAATGGTTGAGGGAGAGTTGATTTATTAGCCAGTACCTCTGTGACACCCTGGTATGTGTTGATCGTTGCCTGGGCAATTGCTGCTGCTTTTCCTGCTGCTGAATTTTCTCCCAGGATCCCAGCGAGTGCTCCAAAGGTTTGAGCTGTCAAATCGATCTTTTGTTTTGCAACTGCTTTGTCTCTGGCTGTTTGTTTCTTTGAAATGTCGTCATCAAGTTTTTCACCTCTTTGAGCTGCATCCTGTTGAAAGTCTAGGAGCTGTTGTTCTGCATCCTGGCGAGCTTGAGTCCCTATTTTGTACCTGTCGATCTGTGCCTGGAGCCTGGTTGTTTCAATTTCCTCCTCAATCTCCAGGTTCTCTCTCAGCTTTTCAAGTCTGGCAATCTCATCAGTTTCTCTCTCAGCTGCAAAAGCCTGTGCATTTAGTGCTCTGTTTGCCTCTGCTTCAGCTTTGGAATTGATCATGTCAATCTCCTCAACTTGCAAATCCTGACTGTTTTTGATTTGCTCAGACTGGAATCCTGAAATGTTTTCTCTCACATCAGCGACATTTTTCTCTGCTTCCAGGAGTTGGACTTGCAGATCAATATTGTCTTTGTTTAATGACAATTCAAATCGTGCCTGTTCCTCTCGTTTTTTAGCGTTTGCCAGCTGGAGATCCAGTTGCTTTTGCAACACAATCCCGAGCTCATCATTTGCTTTTTTTCTGTCTGCTATGGACAGAGTCACATCATCTCTGATTTGTCTCTGGAGCTCTGCTTCTCTTTGATAAATGAATTGCAGTTTGTCATTCTCAGCGATTGCCAGCTTTGTCTGGTTTTTTAATTGAATCAATCTCTCCTGGTTGGATGCAGTCTGTTTGACGTCAATTTCTTTAATCTGATCAACAGCAATTGTTGTGATCTTTCCGATCTCATTGATTGCCTCTCCAAAATTGTCAGCGATTTCTGATCCTGCTGTTTTTAATGTTTGCCAGGTTCCAGATAGACTCGCTTTTGTTTCATTGATTTTTCCGTTTAGTCTGTCGATTGTTGCCTGGTCTTTGTCTCCAAAGAAAGATTCCTCCCATGCCAGTTGCGATGCATAAACAGCCAGCTTGATTCCTTCAATTGTTCCTTTAAATGATGCCAGGACTCCATTAACTAAACCTCCCAGGACACCTTTGACTCCCTCAAATGATTCGCCTGTTTTTGACACAGCTTTTGCTGCATCTGCGAATGCTGTTCCCACTTGAGTCATCACTGATGAGATGGTTCCAAAGACAGCAGAAAATTTGTCTGCGATCACCTGGTTTGATGAAAGTGCTGATCCTAAAGTTTGGACAGCTTTGACAATTACAGTCAAAATTGCTGCTCCTTTTAATACTTTGAAAAAACTTTTGAAACCTCCCTCAGCTTTCTTTGTAGACTTGAGGAGCTTTTTGTTTGCCTCCTCATTTGCTTTGTTTGATTTCTTTATTTCCTCAAGAGCCTCAACTTGAACATCGATCAGATCTCCAAGAGCGTCTTTTGTTTTTTCAATGTTTTTGTTTGCCGATTTTACATCGACAGACATGTCAACGAGAATTTTCTGGCTCATAGTCTTTTGATTTTTTGTTTTAATTCATGGAATGTTTCTGGCATTTTATATTTTCCCAGGGCAACATCAATTGATCCTCCTGTCCATTTTTCCTCTCTAGCTATTTTTAAGACTTCAATAATTTCTTTCATGTTTTTAATCCATTGTTTTAG